TTATATTTTCCACTTGATGACAATGTCCTCTGCTGTTACCCTGACCTTGTTTACAAGTCCCCTAACAAGCACCTTTTGACTTTCGTAGTCCATTGAGAAGACTTTCTCAGCGTTTAGCAGTTTCCTCATGTCAGTCTTTCTTTTGTCTTTCTTTAGCGCTGGATCTTTTTCAAGTTCTGTCTCAAGAGTCGCCCTCATGCTTATGAATTCGGCTGACTTGCTCTGTAATTCCTCAAGGGTAATGCGGTCATCTATGTATAGATCGTTAAGTCTGCTCAGTTTCTTTGATAGCTCCTCTATTTGTTTCTTATAGCTCTCACGGTCTATGGTCTCAGCATTGTCTCCTGAAAATATTTTGTCCAGGTAATCAGCGTCATCTTGCAGTTTGCTGATTTCTTTTAGCACATAGGCTTCTAGCTCGTCTTTGTAGTAAAATCCTGAGTTACATTTCTTGTTATCGTTGTAGGTAGTCACGCCTCTCAATGTTCTTGGGTGCCTTTGATGGCATTCATATTTTTTAAATCTGCTCCCATCTTTTCTCTTTACACCTAATATAATTTTTAAAGGAGCCCCACAATATCCACATTGGGCGATACCAGATAGAATGTACTTAGCCTGAAATGGTCTAGGGTTGACATTTTCAGCAGCAGTCCTTTGTCTGATTTTGAGCTCAGCTTGAGTCTTGTCATAGTCCTCTTTTGATATAATCGGCTCATGATTGCCCTTGTAGATTTTTCCTGAGTACTTATTATATCCACAGTAGACAGGGTTGTCTAAGATTGTTCTGACAGCTCTATAGCTCCAATTAATTTCTTTGGGAAATTTATCATTTAGGTCATCTCTTAATTTTGTGATGGATCGGCCTGAAAGATAGCTCTCGAAAATAAATTTAACAGCCAGAGCCTGAGCTGGATTGATAGTCACCTCTCCTGTTCCTCTGTGATAATCATAGCCGTAAGATGTTATAGCCCACATCATAGACTTACCAGCCTTGGCCCGTCCTATTTTCCCAAGTTGCATACGTTCCTTGATTTGCTCCCTTTCTAGCTGAGCAAAGACACTCAAGAGCCCAATCATAGCCTTACCAAAGGGAGTAGAGGTGTCAAAATTCTCCTGTAGGCTCAGAAAGGCTATATTATTCTTTATGAAAATATCTTCAATCAAGTAAAGCGTGTCTTTTTGACTACGGCTAAGACGGTCCAGCTTATAGACTAGAACTGTGTCAAATTTTCTTTTTTTAGCGTCTTTGATAAGACTTTCTAGCGCTGGTCTGTCAGTGTTGGAGCCTGAGAAACCTCCATCAGTATATATCTTGTAGACACTCCAGTCCTTAATATCGCAGTAGCTAGAGAGCTTAGCTTTTTGCTCCTCGATTGAGTAGCCCTCTTCAACTTGTGAGGTAGTGGATACCCTGACATATATAGCTACTTTATTTGTTGTTATCATAGTAGTACCTCTTTCAAAATTTCCTAAAAAATGATAAAATGGGTACAAGAAAAGACATCATGAGAGGTTATCTCCATGAAAATCCTTTCTTGCTCATAACCTCACACTCAACGTTTGGCGATGGCGAGTGTGGGGATTTTTTTATTGACTATAATAAGGAAATGGTATAGAATAGAAAGTGAAGAAAGTGTCTTTTTCTAAAATTAGTTTAGAACCTGCCCTTCTCCTAGCAAATCCCCGCTAGTCCCGACGATAGTTTTCTGCATCTCGAGCAGTCCTCTATCGTTTTTTTGTTATATTAAATTACCATTGCTAATCAAATCATAAGCCAATAATAATCGTCTCTGAGCTGATAATTCTGAAGCGTTGTCGTTATAATTATCTTGCAGAACAGGAATAACTTTGGTATTGATATAATCTAGTACGGTATCTTGTGGAATACTCTCTATGTTAAAAGCGATTAATTCTAATTCTTTTGTTTTAGGTGCGTTGAGCTCTAGAATAGTTTGCAAATCGCTGTATGCCTTTTTGTTGTGTCTGGGTACCGTATCAATGATATTTTGCAGAGTTCCCATTTTATTGATTCTGTTGGAGATTTTTTCTTTTTGTTTTTTAGATAAGAAATCAAACTTATCATAATCTACATCTTTTAGATATTTCACAAAAGGGATTCTAGCTTGTGTATTTTCGTTAGCTATAAATCGTAAGGCGACTTCTGGTAAGAATGTGGCTCCATCGTTGAAATAATCTTCTACATAATCGATGTAGCTAGGATTTACAAACATATTCTTTTTATCACCTAAAGCGACGACTATCCGTCGTTTTTTTATATCTTCAGGAAGAGTGTCAAGATTTTGCGGACTAACAAGGTAGCTATCAAGTTTTCCTATTGTACCTGCAGTAACAATTATATTTTTTACTGATTCTTGAAAACGATTGACTTCATAAGGAGTCAATCCTTGATTTATTTTTCCAATGTCTGAAAAAATTTGTTTATAGTTATCCGTTTTTAGAATCGAATGTGAGATGTTTAAAGAAGGATTATTTACAATTTGTTCTGTAAAACTATGATTATCCATTTCATATTCTACAACTGTGATTCGATTAAGACTTTTCCTCATGTCATCGTTTGGAAGCTGTGAAGCAAAATCTGTCAATAATTTTTGAACATTTCTATCAGTAAGAGAATATCCTAAAAAAATAATTGGCGATTGAATTAAATTAGAGAGTATTTTTGCACTGATTAAAATGGAATTTTGATCATAAGCTTCATAATCTTTTTCTGTGATAATAATACTGCTAGGGTCGTTTACATCTCCATGAATTTTGAACAATTCTGACCAGTTATAGGTTTCGTCAAAAAAACCTTTTTGACCAATATAAACAGTCGGCTTTTTATCTAATTCTGCAAGTAAATCTTCTGTTAAAGTGTCATAATTCGTAGTCACAATAACTTTAGCTTTCGATAGAAAGTTCTTATATTCTTCTATCTCGTCACGCATCTCATCTTTAATTTCATATTTTGAAAAACGCTGTGCGACAGAGTATTTAAAAGGCGAAATGTTATTTGAATAAGCTTCTTCATCAGTAAGACCCTCGATAGAAATGGTTCCATCATAAAAGAGGTCGTCGAATCTTTGCTGGATGTAAGTCGCAGTTTTTACGTTAACTAAAAAATCTTTTTCTAAATCTGTAGTAGTTTCTGGAATTTCTGATCTTTTCAGTGAGCGTTTGAATTGAAAAATACTAGTTGGTTCTTCTATTTGCTCCCAATATTCTTTGAGGAGAGCATCCCAGGTAGGAAAGTTTTTCAAATAACGTTTTGACATTCCAGAGCCAATAAATACAATTGGATAGCTATTGTTTTCGATAATATCTTTAATCATATTTACCCTCTTTCCTACCCCACAATCTTTTTAAACTCTTCCTGAATCATATCTTCACCCCAAGTTGTCGAAATCTTGTGTCTTTCAGCAAATTGGAGCCAGTTGAAGTCTGATACTTCGTACTGTGCCAGTTCTTCAGAGATGAGATGTCTAATCATGAAGCGGTCTGCTTCGTTTTCGTATTTATAGAGTAGTCGCTTGTAATGTGCTGGATTGTGGTTTATATGCCCCAATTCGTGCAGGATAACCTTTTCTCGCTCCTCTAGAGGTAAATCCCCATTGACGTAAATAATGCGCTCATCTGGGAAATAGAAGCCTCTACGCTCCCACATGGTTTCAGGGAAGAGATAGAGTGTGACTTGGTATTCGTCTAAGAGTTCATTTACTTTCAATATCCGATACCCCCAAAGAGAGTTTAATGATTTGAGCAATCTTGTCCACATCATCGTCAGAGAGTGGCTTACCGTCGAACAGAACAACACGTTCACGAAGATTTGACAAGTCGACCACACGGCCGTCTGGAGTAGTGACGGTATCCTTTGCAATAGTCGGATTATCCGTTCGTCCAAGCAGGTAGTCGGTGGACACGTTGAAATAGTCGGCTATTTTGGATATATGTTCAGCAGATGGAGTCTTTTTATTTTTAAGACTGTAAATATAATTCTTCCCCAAACCAACCCTATCTTCTAAAGTGTTTAGAGAAATCCCCTGTTTTTTAGCTAAACTTTTAATTTTTTCGAATGTCTCAAACATTGATACATCAACCTTTCTGAAGCATTACAAAAAAATATTTTATTTTTTCATCTAAAATGCTTGACAAAAATTAGACGAAAGACTAAAATAGTATTTGTAAGTAATTAACAACTAAAAAAACAACTAAGAAATAAATTATAAAAAATGTTTTTGCGAACGGTATTTATAGATTTATTAGTGTTTTTATTATGCTTTCATTTTAGACGAACATCTAAAAAAAGTCAAGCGAAAAGATAAAAAAATAGTTAAAATTTTAGTTGTTTCTTATTTACAAATTAGCAAAGAGGAGGGACGTATATGCCAGATATCGCAAACGGTCGTGAAAAAGTTAATACTTTCTTGAAAGAGAAAGGAATCAAAAAAACAACTCTAGCGGTTGCTTACGGCTTCAAGCGACAGGAAGTGACAAACATTCTAAACGGAACAACAAAAGGCCCACGAGCGAACAGTTTCATTCTTCAGGTTATTGAAGATTACGGGATTGAGTAGAAAAGATTTGGATGAACAAGCGAGAGTTACAGAAAGGGGCTTAAATATGAGGTATGCAGCACATTGTTAGGAATATCCATGAAAACTATACGCAGATGAACAATCATTCTGCTAAAAATAACGAGCTTAGCCTACAAGCTAAAGGTTTGTTATGGGTGTTAATGTCAAACAAAGAAACTTGGAAACCCTACATAGATGAAATTTCTAAACGTTCTAAAAATGGTCGCGACGCTCATAGGACAGCTTATGAGGAACTCAAAGACGCAGGTTATATTCGTATCTACAATAAAAGTTTTGGGCGTGGCAAAGGTATCCACCGAGAACCCCTAATTATGGATATACCTATTACTGACACCTATTTTGAATACTGGAAGGGGCTAGTTGATAAAGAGTTATCCACGGTTTCAACAGAAAATGAAGAAGTTTGATTTTACAACTTACTGACTTTTCGTAGGTTGAAAAGTTCAAAAGTTGAAGAAATCGTAGGTTGAAAAGTTCAAAAGTTGAAGAATCCGACACTAATAATAACTAATAAATAATAATAACTAACTTAATAATAATCTAAGCCTTACGGCACTAACTTAGTAATAAATACTAACTTACAACAAACTACTACTAATCTAAATAAAGAAAAGGATAACTGAGTTATCCACAATTTGATATTTACATTTCCGACTTTTACAAATCTGTATTTTACAAATCAGTAAAAGAGGAGTTATAACAGACTTTAAAAATTTAGATTGTCAATTTATCTTTCAGGAATCCAACTGATGATTATACTGCTGTTAGTAATAGCTTTATCAACGATCCTGCGCTAGATTTTACAGCTGTTGGCATTATGATGGTGGTGCTAGCTAATCACCCAAACTGGCAAGTCTATCCAGAAGAAATAGCTAAGCGGAAAGGTGTTAGTCGAGACACAGTTGATAGCTACTTCAAAACATTAGAAAAAAATGGCTACCTACGAATTGTTAAAAAAGGCATGGGACGTGGTAAAGGAGTTCGTGTTTTCAGATTTTTCTCAGATGTAAAAATATCTGATTTCCAATTCGATATTATGAAACAGAGATTGAATGAAAGTATATCTAAGTTATCCACAGGTTAGAATTTACATTTCCGATTTTTACAAATCTGTATTTTACAAATCAGAAAATTTAGGCACTAATAAATACTAACTAACAATAAATACTAACTAACAATAAATATTAAAAGACAACAAGTCCTACTTCTCTTAATAAATAAAGAGAGAAAGTTCAAATTTCAATTTTAGGACTTTGGTTTGGAAGGAGAAAAAGAGATGTTAGAAGAATTTCTTGAACGTATAGCCAAAAGCCTTGAGTCTATAGATACAGAACTCAAGGTAAGAAACGAAGACAGAAAGCTTCTTCTTAATCAAGCTGAAGCAATAGAAAAAATTTGCTTGGATATCAAAGAAGACCCTTTCTGTCTTAACGATTTAAAAAGAAAAGCATTAGCTGATAGAGTTAAACAAAAGGAATAACAGATTTAATTTTAGCCGCAAAATCTAATACATTCTCTATTCGTTCTTTGAGAGTTGGTTCTCTGAATTGACTCTCAAGTTCAGCGATTGCTTCGGTTGTTAAATACAGGGTGTAGAACGTGTTATCAGCCTTGGTGCCAATTATATATCCATATTTATCCAATTCAAAACATGTATCCAAAATATCTTCTTCAGACCATTCAGACATAATGTTATTTTTCAGATAATTTATGTTTTGGAAGTTTCTTGCTTGCTCTTTAGAAATTTCATCCTTGCGTCTTGTTAAGTATTCTGCGTACATGGAAGTTAGTAGGAATTTGGCATCATTCGTTAGATTATTCATGATATTTCTATCCTTTCTATTTGAATTTTGACTAAAACGGTGAGAGGTCCTAGTCAAGATTATTATAGCAATTTAGGAGGATGTTACATCAGTCTCGAGGCTGATATAGGAGGTTGAATGGAAGATAAAATCATCGAACTTGCTGATTATTTCATCAGCGAATCTACAACGTACAGAGAAGCTAAGATAGCGTGTGAGAAGCTATTAAAACAAGTCAGTCATGAGATAGAACTCAGGGCACTGGAAAGTAAAACGAGGGTATGAAATGAGACCAATAGGATATCGGCTTAATGTTGAAGTTTCTGGCATTGAAGAACTCAAGGAAGCCTGTAAAGAAGTATCAAAAAAAGCCGAAGAATTGCAAGAAGCAATCGATCGACTTAGTGAGATGAAAGTTGAAATAAAAATTAAGCCTATCAATGATTAGACTTTCTGTCTAAGGTAAAACAAAAAGTACCTGACGGCAATCAGGTACTAACTAAAATTATTCAAGGAAATTATAACATGAAAAATAAAAAAGAGCAATGGAAACCAAGAATTGTAAACATTATGGCAGATGGTTCGGTCATTGAAGACTTGACAGGCTATGTCATCCCTGCTGGTCATTCGTACTATGACATCATTCTAGGAATGAACAAGCGAGAGTTACAGAAAGGGGCTTAAATATGAGATATGCAGTAGAAAATCAGGAAAATCAGGAGGAAGAATAATGTTTGAACCACCGTTAATCAACCAGCTTCTAGGAACTGGTGCAGTGATTTTGGGATTTATTAGCGCAGGAATCCTAGCTCATCAGTTAGAAAAACAAAAAGAGGAAGAAAGACGCTTACAAGAAGAATATGACACGCAAGTGATTAGAGCTTGTAATGAAATTCTTGAAATGGGTCGTGAGATTGAACGAAAACAAATCCGCAAGAACATTCGCAGAGAGTTTCCAGGCTTCACATTTGACAACGAACCGCCTCAAGGATTGCGACCTGAGCCATTAGCCTTACCAGAACCACGAAGAGCACGCTATGCAAAGCAATTGGGATAGAGCAAAGGAGACGCTAATGACTAGAATTGAACTTGAAAACCGTGTATGGCTTTTGGCCAACCATGAAGAAAAAAACGAATTACTGGATCTTGGGCTAACATCCAAGGCTGGATATGTGAAGCGAGTTCTGGAACTTGGAAAGGTGTATGCTCATGTTTGATTATGACAGAGATATGATGCAACCGCCTGAGGAGCAAGAAGAACTTGACCCTAGCCAGTATGTGGATATCGGATGCGGTAGACGTCGATATGTGGGTGATGAAGTATGATTGAAGAACTACTTGCAGAAATCGACAACTGGCGAGCTGATTATATGCATCTTGGCCGAGAGCTCGGAGAAATCATCAACGACCAACAAGGCGTTATTTTGAGATTACAAAACGAGAACAAGCGCTTAAAGCGTGAAAATTGGAATTTGAAGAAGACGAAAGGAAGAAGGAAATGACAAACGAATTGACACAAAAGCAAATCACATCACCGGTTGCTGCACGCATCCAGGAAATGCAGAAAGAGGGCTTGATGATCGCGCAAAATTATAGCGTAAGCAACGCCCTAAGTTCAGCATACTATGCTCTTAAAAACTCATCTAGTGGGAATCTGCTTCAGCAATGTACGCAAGATAGTGTTTATAATGCATTGTTAGATATGGTTACTCAAGGTCTAAGTCCAGCTAAAACACAATGCTATTTCATACCTTACGGTAATGTGGTCAAATTGACCCGTTCGTATTTTGGAACAATGAAAGTCGTTAAACAGTTACCTGAAGTAAAAGACATCTATGCTCAGATTATCTTTAAAGGAGATGATTTTGAAGCTGAAAACGTTGACGGGCGCTGGAAATTTGTCAGCCACAAGTCTAGCTGGAAGAACCAGGACAATCCAATTGAGGGAGCTTATTGTGTGATTGAAAAAACCGACGGGGAGAAAATCCTCACAATCATGACCAAGAAGGAAATTGACAAGTCTTGGGCGCAAGCTAAAACTAAGAATGTTCAGAATAACTTTCCTCAAGAAATGGCTAAGCGTACAGTCATCAATCGTGCAGCTAAACAATTCTTTAACACATCGGACGACAACGACTTATTCATCGATGCAGTCAATCGAACTACTGCTAACGAGTATGACAATGAGCGTCAAGTGAAAGAGGCCGAACCAGTGAGGAATGAAGTTGAAACATTAGACGATATCTTAAAAACTCCTAGCACGCCCGTAGAGCCCGATAACGTGGTGGATGGAGAATTTACCGAAGGAACCAAAACAACCCCAAGAATGGCTGAAAAAACGGCAATTCCTGACGAGTTAGCTTCTACCGAATACCCAGCAGATGAAATTCCAGACTTTAACGAAGAAACGGGCGAAGTTTTGGAAGAGATCAGTTTCTTTGAGGGAAACACGACCAACATTAAGGAGTAGGCCATGGAAGAACTAACACAAGAGAACTATTACCAGGACACAAACTGGTTGACCAACTCACGTTTTAAACGGTATCAGCAATGCCAAGCCAAGGCCTTTGCTTTGGACAACGGAGAATGGACTGAGGAGAGAGACGAAACGCCTCTTCTTCTTGGGAACTACGTTCACAGTTATTTTGAAAGTCCAGAAGCTCATCGGCAATTCATGGACGAAAATGGCGACAAGCTCCTGGCTAAGACTGGCAAGAACAAGGGAAACCTCAAATCCGATTTTGTGATTGGCGATAAGATGATTGCAAGTCTAAAGGACGACGATGGATTTAATCATTTGTATCACGGTTATCCGTCAGACGAAGTTCAAAAAGAGTTGATTGTTTATGGAGAAATCGAAGGCGTACCAGTCAAAGGGAAGCTAGATAGCGTCAATTTGAGCCGTGGCTACTTCGTAGATTTAAAAACCATGAAGTCCATCTATGCAGAAGAATGGAGCGCAGAACTAAAAAAGAAAGTTCCTGCAGCAGTTAACAATATTCTTAACTTTGGATATCATGGTCAGCTTGGTCTCTATCGTGAATTGCTGAAGCAAATGACTGGGAATGATTTCAGACCCTACATTGTCGCGGTCAGCAAGGAAAACGTGCCAGATCGTGACATTTTGAAAATCGATGATGAATGGCTTGAAGAAGGTTTAGATAAAATCAAGTCTGAAATTGTAGAAGTTTGGGATGTTATCCAAGGAAGAAAAGAATCTAAAAAATGTGGTCATTGCGATTATTGCAGAAGCCAGAAAAAGCTGAATGCAGTAGTTAGCTTGAATGACTTGATTGATCGTGATTATTAAGTTTGAAAAACCAACTATTTCCATTTTGGAAACAACTCAAAATTAAACAAGCCGTGCATTCTTGTAAAACTGCGAACTAGAAAATGCGTCAGTGATATTTATGTGACATTGGATGAATGACGCAAAGAATTTCACTCACGCTTGCCTTGCTCACAAATTGGCAGGCGTGGGTTTTTGGTAAAGATATGGACTTAAAAATAGGCGATTTTGTGAAAGTTTTAAAAAATGGGGAATTTTTTAAAATCGTACAAATTAAAAAAATATACGGTGATTGTATTGAAACTAGTCACGGACTTTATAATCGAACTACACTTGCAAGCCGATTAGATGGCAAGTGTGTAATATCTGGAATTGTGAGTTGGGAGGACCAGCATGGAATGGGCGGATCGGGTGTACTGGGAACCTGAAACCAAAACGGACATCAAAACCAAGATTGAAAATGACGGGTACACTTTCCCACACTACGACAAGAAAAACAATGGCGTCAAGTACGTCATTTCTACAATGGACATCAAACGAGACTGTCTAAGGCTTGGGGTACCATTTGAAGATGTGTACCCTTTGCAAACTACACTTTTTTAACAGGAGAAAAACAAATGCAAAGAACAGCGGTAATTAACACGCCTTTTACAATCGTAACAAGCAAAACAGAACAGAATATCGAAATTGTCGGGAGCTCGTTGTGGAGTCCAGTAGCAGAATTTGTAAAACAAGATAGACAGCTATCACTCGACGAGGACGGCGACTTATTTGAGCCTGAATACAAGTTGGTACTAGAAGCTAAGCAATCTGTTGATATGATTTTGGATAGCGCCTACGCGGCTGGAGAATTTTCCAAAGATACCAAAGAAGTTCAGACCCTCTTTAAATTTATTGAAGAAAACAAAAAGAATCTATTTGAAGAATTGGGATTCCATGGGGTCTTGCTATGAAGCTTGTCCTGAACATTGAGCCTAAGCCCCAATCACGGCCAAGGTTTGCGAGGCGTGGAAACTTTACCACGACTTACGAAGATAAGGATATGAAATTCTGGCGCAATAACTGCCAGTTGCTGATTGCTAATCAGTACATGGGGCAGTCTATTCTTGAGGGAGCACTGAGGGCAAAGGTTAGATTTTATATCAAACCGCCTCAGTACATTTCCAAGGTCAAGAAGAACCAGCAAGCGCTACTGGATGAAGTTATTCCAGTAGACAAGAAGCCTGACATTGATAATTATGAAAAAGCGCTATATGACAGCATGTCAGGGATAGTGTTTAAGGATGATGGGCAGATAGCTATGCACGATGTAGGCAAGTTTTACAGCCTGAATCCTAGAATTGAAGTAGAAATAGAGAAGTACAAAAATGAAAAAACAGAAATTGATTGAAAAAATAAATAAAATTGCTATCGAGACACCTTTTCCAAAATCTAAAATTGTAGACCACTTGGAAGTAATTAAACTCATTGAACAACTAGACGAACGGCAACCAGTCAAAGTTCCGCAGTTTGTGGCGGATTGGATTGAGAGCTATAAAAGGGAAATAGACATAAGAGATGCAATGTCAAAAGCTTATGTAAGTGTCGAGGTTGATAATTGGTTGATGGAAGTTGATGCGGATGGTGCTTTTGTAAACCAAGACCTCTTTGCCCACGCTTGGCTTGATGGCTACGAGGTCGAGGAAGAGAAGCGGTATATTGTTAAAATTAAAAACCTTGACTCAGATGTTCGTGTCCTAAAAAAGAGGAATAGA